GGTCACGTCAGGCAGAAACGCCCGGAATTTCCCAGTGGCGATGCCGAAAGAGAAGGGGGCGGGTACAAGTTAAATGTTTTTAATTTTCGTGGTATAAACTGCAGAACAAACAAACACAGACAAACACAAACAGACAAAAGGGACCAAACAAAAGAGAGGGCAAAACTCAGAGGAACAGCGCCTCCAGATCCATGAGCACGGAATCGAGCATTGAGTTGCCCGCGGCTTTGAGGCCTTTAGTTGCAAAATCGCCAAAAGACTTCTCCACCTTAGCGGAGAACGAAGCGGGTGACCCGTCGTGGATGTCGCCGACCTTATTCTAAAAAGACTGGACGGCGGCAGTGACCTTAGGGTTGACGGGGGGATCTTTGGGCGACAGGTCCTCATAGCCAGAAGTAAAATAGAGAAGCTCCACAGCCATAACAAGCTCAATGGTGATGGCCGTCTTGGAAGCAACTCCTCCGGTGATCTCAAGGATGATGGTAGACCAAGAATTATTGGTAGTGCCAACGGAGTAGAATGAGCGTCCGTTGGTGCCGACGGGGCGGAACAAAATGGTACGTTGCGATCCGGTGGAAAGGGGGAAGGTTTGGACCTCATTCCCATCAAGGAGGATTTCGGGTCGGGTACCATTCACGCTAGGGGCCAAGCTGTGGGTGGTGACGACGAGTTCCCCTGAGGTATCGGGGACAGCGGACGTACAGCAGACGCGCACACCAGCACACACTGGGCGGAAAGAAGAAGCATTGGTAAAAGAAGCGGCTACGGGGGCAGCGGTGTAGGCCGCGGCCCAGGTAATTGTTCCGGCGGCAACAGTCCCAGAAAGAAAGGCTCCGGCAACGGTGGGTGAAAGGGCGACAGCAAGGTTCCCGCTGGCATCACATTTGAAGGTGTATAAAGAGCGGACAAAGTAGGGGATGGAATTATCGTTCTGTCCATCGGGCCACTTACAGCCGCGACACGCTGGATCAAATGGATTCGACAGGGCACAGCATGCTTTCATGTCAGCCCCGTTGTTGGCTGGGAGCCGAGGAAACCCGCTCTGAAGCGCCGACCGATAGCCCGGGACCGCCCAGCCCCCGTTGGTACGGGGGCGGGGGGTGCGACGGGCGCGGCGGGGTTTCCTCCGCTGGGGAGGCATGGGTGGATTCCTGGGTTGGGGCCGAGGCGGTGGGGTTTTGTTTTGTTTGGGCATCGTAGAAAAGCTGACAGGACACTCCGTAAAACTCACAATCACACATGGGCAAATTTAATGTAATTTGAAAACGACTCAGCTAGGCGGCGCGCTGGTCTTGCCACCGCTAGCCTTTTTGGCTCGGAAGGCCGCGGCGCGGGACATAGAATGTTTCTTGCGTCCGGTGGCAGGTTGGGAGTTTTCAACGTGGATCGTGGTATCCGCGACAACAACCGTTCGTGAGGGCTAAGGCACGGGCAACGGGTCGCGGAGCAGTGGGGGAGTGAGAAGATCGTCAGGATTGGTGGAAATGGCCCATTCAATGAATGGGTCAAGGTTAAAGCCTAAATCGTTAACTGCCGCGTCCATCCACTCGGCAGGGCTATTCGGGTACTAGACTGATTCATCAAATTTGGAGTTGTAAGGGCGCAGTGAGTCGACCGGTGCGACATGGTCGTACTGCATCGCGCGTTCACAAATTTGGCGGATGATGGGGGTGTTGGCGTCGCTAAGACGGAGTCCGCGTGCTTTCTCAACGAATTTCTGGATTTCGGTCACACTGGGAGGCAAGGGGGTCGTGGTGTGGAATTTAGACAGGTGGCGCACGAGGTCGCACATGCTGTTAAGGTCACCAAACCACACATAGGGGGAGTAGACGCGGGCAAGGAAATTCACGCCACTAGAGCCAAATGGGAAATCAACAACTTTAATACGCAGCCCCATAAGTTTGGCGGCGCGCTCCAATTTCTCGCCATTGGCATCGGCGACGATTCCATCGTCACCACCGTACATGGCGTTGTTCAAGGCGGCGAAGGCCTCATCAGGTGGGAGGGCATCCTCGCCGAGTCGAAAAGACAAATAGGAATGGAATGCGTTGTCAATTGTGTTGAACGTGGAGGTCTCGGGTGACCCGGAACAGCGAGACGTGCCAGTGTCGTAGGAGTAACCCAGGCTCATCCGCGCTTTCTGGTTATACTGACGCGAGTGGAGTTCGAGAGCGGGGTCAGCATAATCAGGGGGAAAGGCACGTGAAATGACCATGGCTTCGAGGGTGCGATTGGCAGGTGAAATGGTCCCGTCATAGCGGGAGAAATCGTTGCACTTGACGCCAGTCTGGGAGCGACTGCAAACGTCGGAAACATGCTAAGCGACAGCCAAGGGCGGGCGACCAAACGCGTACCAATCATAACGTTTAATGTGGGCGGTGATGGCATAAATGTAGGTGGAGTAATCGCGTTTAGTGGGCCCATCAATCGTAGTAATGATGCGTGGTTCGCTGGGCTTCTGGTAAGGTTCGGCTTTCTGGAACGACTTGAGAGCGCGGTTGTTGTCAGACCGATCGGCGGCTTCATCAAGCGTCCGGCGTTGGTTAGGGCGGGACTGTTTCTCGTAGACATCGTCTATGGAGGCAGGCACGAGCGAGTGGGCGACAGGGATGAGCCGCTCAACGAACTCAAGAGCGCACTTAAACGTGAAGGCGGACATAGTAGCGTCAGAAGACACCTCCACGATGCGGCCGTTAACAGCGGCCTCCTCGTTGCCGTAACTACGGTCCGGAGCATAACAATCAGCGAGGAAAGGATTCATGAAAGCAGAAAGCAAAGGCTTGGCGTCGGGTTCAAAGCGCCCAAACTGGTAGCGCAAGATTGAGTGTTGGGTTGGGAAGACCCAAGGGGCAGGGCGGCGCATGATGGAGCGATGGTAGTCGGTCAAGATGGCGGCGGAGATGCGGTCAGCAAGCTTGTCAGCTTCAGGGGCAGCGGACAGCAGACTTTCCACGGTCGGGGCAGAAATGCCCACCTTCGTGGTTCGCGCAAGTGTAGCGACGGCGCTGTCGAAACGCGCAGTAATCGTCGCGGCAGCAAATTCACCTTGACGGGCAGTGGAAATGTAATGCTCGCCTTTCGTGCGCACGTTGATGCGTGTGAAGTCCCCGACGCGAGGTTCGAACCGGCGGAGCGGTGCAGCTTCAAGGACGGCAGAGATAAGGGTGAAAGGGAAGAACCAACTACGTTTAGGGGAGAGGTGGACCAAATCACGGTTGAATGCTATGTTGTGTCGTTCAACAGAATACACAACATGGTTCACTGGCACGGGCCCAAACCACCCGATGGCGGAGACTGTGTCAACGCCATAGTCCCAAAGAGGGTGATCATAGTGGGCCCCACCGGATAAGGTAGAAACGTAGTTGTTGCCAACAAATGTAAAAGACTCTTCCTTGTCGACTCCAGCGGCGGCATGTGGAGCAATGGTGTAAATGAGGTGGTCTCGCGGGGAATCGGCCAACTGGCGAGGCATGTCCACATAATAGTCAACGTCTACCATGGCCACGGCATCATAGGGTCGGTGGGGCATGGCTGGCTCGACTGAGACATCCTTGGGCCAGTACCAGAACCGCAAGCGGTTGCGGCCGGCGCGCTGATCACACAAACCAGCTTGGAAGTAGAGGGGCGTTAAATTCCACATCGCGCAGTAGGAGTCAATGGACAACGTGGCAGTGGAGCGGTTGGCAGCAGCTTGGCCATGTGGTTCGTGGGGGCGCGGTTTGGCCCGCACGAGGTCAAGCATTGTGAACCCTCGACGAAGCGTGGCGTGGCGCGGATAATCATAGGAAGTGCGCCACATGGCGTAGGTCATCACAGCGCGCACGTAGTGATTGGCGGCGCGCGTGGAATAATAGAGGACGGGCCCGGCCGCGGCTAGGGCGGCAATGACAGTCAGGGCACCGTCTTGGTAATAGTTTAACTTGTACATCGTCCCCGAAGGGTCGGCAATCGAATCGAAATTCGGCATCGTGGTGAACACGGGAAATAGTACACTTATGGCG